GATTGTCATTAGGATGCCTCCGGTTTGGGATACTTAGCCTTCACAGCAGCACAAGCTGCGTAATAGGCGTCAAGTTTGGTGTTATCGCCTTGGTTCGACCAGTACAAGGCGTCAGCTAGATCGGCAACAGACGGGTATTCCGGTTGGCGATCACGTTGGTATTGGGTAGCAGCAGCTTCGGCTGCAAGTTCTGCGGCTGCAGCATCGACAAGAGCTTGGTCTAGTTCGATCTTGTTGCCGTCGGCGTCGAAGGCTCCGTACTTACCGCTAATTGAAACCGCATTAGGGTAGGCTTTTGCAATAGCTCCAATGTTATAAATCATCCTGCTACCTCCATAAGAATCAAGCTTGACGAACCTCTGCTCATATAACTATTGGGATCGGTGCTTTCGCCAGAATGATTGATGTGAACTTTGTAGAGGCTGGTCCACGGTGTGTCAACTGAAACTTTGTACGTGATAGGAGTCCCGCCAGAATTATGCGAATCATCAACGTAGCAGCCACTTACTGATACATTGCTGTAGCTGTCTGCACCCTGGGTGCCAAAGAATGTTCTGTTGTTGCTGGAAAAAGCATCACCTCGAAACAGCTCAGTAGTACCCCTAAAAATATGAGCACCCCAATAATGATTGGTGAACTGGCCCACAAACATATTAAGGAGGACAATAATCTTGCTAGAATTAGCAGCTGGAGTTATTGTTGCGGTCAAACCTGTTACATCAACTTTTGCCTGAGTGTTCTGAATAATTTGTGGGTCTGTTTTTAGTGCGTGTTGAATCTGCAAAACCTTCCCACCAGTACCAGACGGCAACGTAACCGTCTTACCAGTTAGATCCAGCGAAGTCTCAATATCAGCTGCTGTAACACTTCCATCAGGCAGTCCACCTGCCGTTAGTCCGGTAATACTTCCGGTTCCGTTAATAGTAATAGCCATAATTAAACAATGCTCCAGCTAGAACCGGTAGGCACCGTAACGGTGACACCAGAGTTAATCGTCATAGGACCGGCGTTGATAACGTTCTTACCAGTTCCAATCGTGTAGTCAGTGGTGATCGTGTTGTCGTGTTCCAACGCCCAAGCGTCAGTACCACCACCAGTTGCACCACCGCCAATAGCACCCCACGCAGCCCCATAACCTTCAAAGCTAGAAGTCGTGGTGTTGTAACGGATCATGCCAGCGGCAGGAGACCCATCACGTTGTGCAGACGTACCAACAGGCAGCTTGGCAGAACCAGTAGTAGAAGTACGGGGAACCTTCTCAGTGTCAAGCTCAGCAATCGCTGCTTGAACGTTGGTAGCAGCTACGTCACCAGTAGCGGTAGACGTGATGTTTGCTGCATCACCAGGGACGTAAGCGGTAACCCAGGCAGAGCCGGTGTAGACACGCATTACATTCGACGTGGTGTTGTAGTAAAGGTCACCACCATTCAGTGGATCACCGTCGTTATCGGTGGTTGGATCGCTTGCCTTAGCACCCAGGTAGGTGTCATCGAAGTTATCGAAGGCAGCAAGAGCAGATGCAGCCGAGCTAGCAGCAGCGGTTGCACTGTTACCAGCGTTAGTCTCGCTAGTAGCTGCGTTAGTGGCGCTAGTAGCAGCATTGGTTTCGCTAGTAGCTGCAGCAGTCGCAGAAGACGCAGCAGCAGTAGCAGAGCTAGCAGCAGCCGTAGCAGACGTAGAAGCATTGGTTGCCGACGTACTAGCGTTCGTTGCACTGGTAGCAGCGTTAGTAGCACTGGTAGCAGCAGCAGACTCCGAAGCAGAAGCAGCAGAAGCACTAGCAGCAGCTGCAGCGGCATAGCCACCAGCAGTACCAATAGTGCTGTCTACATAGCCTTTGGTCGAACCATCTGCAGTGCCAGTCGGTGTACCAAGATTAACAATCTTATTGGTACCCATGTCCAGCTCACCGGACATAGTACCGCCAGTCCTATCAAGACGGCGGTTTACCGTTTCCTGGGTAGCGTACAGGAGCTGACTAGCATTGTCGTTAAGATCCTGAGACCGGATAGAAGACCCTGCAAAGAAAGTAGCTTTTGGAGCATCAGTATCGGTCTCTCGAAAAATACGGATAGCTACTCCAGTACCAGGAGCAGTGTTGAATGAAATCTGTGTAGCGTTGGCGAATGAGTATGCAGTTGTAGATTGAACCACAGCGTCAAGACTTACCTTAACGTCGGCTTCCTGAAGATATGGAAATGTAAAAGAGAACAACGTAGTGCTGTTGTCCCCTGTGTAAGTATTCTGGGTTGTAGCCATTACGCTAAATAATTAAGGATCTGGGTGGATCACTTGTTTTCAAGAGGGAACGGCGGAGCTTGGCTTCGGCGCTGTGCTTTGATGTTTTCACCAGCTTGGTATTCACGCTGACGAAGACTATACAAAGTAGACGCTTCAAGCTGACGCTCTGCATTTCTTTTAGCTGCCAGAATCAACGAATCGATTCGGTTGTAAAGATTGCCGTACTGTTTAGGGTCAATAGAAGTATTAGGCTGAGCCTGTTTGCTCCTAATCTCCTGACGCCACTGTTGAGCAGTTTTTTCACCCATGATCTTTTTAAGACCACGCCTGAACATTTGGTTCTGACCCATCAAAGCAAACAGTTGGGAACGCTCTTCAGGTGTGTAATCAACACCGTTATCAGCTTTGTTAAACAACGGACGTGCATCATACTCGATGTCCATCAAGAACTGACGTTCTTCAGACAACGGGTTGTACACCTTCATAGGCATCATAGCATTCCAGGTGTTAACCCAGAAATTACCAGAGTCACCCACAGGGGTACCATCAATCCAGTCGTATGCAATAGGCAGAGCACCTTCTGGATCCACAACATCCATAAACCGGTTACGGTTGTGCAGTTGAGACAAGAAATCACCATTTAGCTCACGCATAGCAGGAGCAATAATACGGCTCATCTCGTTGCGAGCACCGGAGAATGGAAGCAAGGAACTAGCAAAGTTAGCAGCCCAACGCTGTGTAGCTGCAGGGTTACCAGCCAAAACATCCATCATCGGCTCAAGGCCAGAAGTCATGCTACGCTGGGTAATGCTGGCACCAACGATAAACATTGCCTTTTGCAGAAGCTCTTCAGACTTAGCTGCAGAGATAGTATTGGCGTTGTCACCAAGGTCAGCGGTAAATGCAAGCACATCCCCAAGCGGACCAAGCCACTCATAGCTGTACCAGTTACCATCCCAACCACGGTAAGTCTTAGGCTTCCAGCCCAGACTACGACGAGTCCTCATGCGGTTTTGGTCATACATACCGTTACCACGCAGGTTACTGTTCATCATCATCCAACCGGCACCCATCATAACAGCAGCGCCGATAGCTTTCTTACCACGAATCTCTGCTCGCAACTGGTTAAAGTTTTGAACAGTAGGCTCTAAACCACGTGGTTCTAGGATGCGCTTCAACTCGTCTTCAGTAAACTCACGTAGTGGTTTGTTTTGCACAAGTTTACGGTAGTCACCAACAAAAGCTGTTACGGGACTGTGTACACCAAACTGATACAACACGTTTGCAGAAGTCCGAGGGAACATCACAAACGGACGCAGCGCAGGGTTACGGCGGATAAACTCACTGAATGCTTTGACTTGTGGGGTGTCGAGCTGCAAAGAAATCTCACGGCTTGCACCTTCAACAGCTTTGTCGGTAATGACATTATTCTCATCAAACATCTCACGATAGATCTGTTCTTGAGCAGCCTTTACATTTTTTTCGCTAAACTCAGCACCAGTGTCAATCCACTTGTCCCAAGCCCTACCACGTGCTTCTGCGTTAGCAATCACAGCACGGGTAAAACCGTCGAACGCCGTCATAGCGTTAGCACCAAAACGAAGGATAGGGTTGTTACCCATATCATTCAAAGTTTCAGCAATATTCAACAGAGCCTGAGGACCATCTTCACCTTCCTTGGATGCACCAGCAGCAAACTCACGCAGCAGTTCAAACGTTTCCTCATTCTTACGAGCCATGTCGTCACGCATAATGTACGCAACAGAGCTGGGATCGTTAGAAGCTTTACGGAACACGTCTCCCATGTGCTTAAATCCTTTCTGGAATGTATCCATAAAGGCAGAGTATTGGTACCAACCACGCCGCATAGTCCGCCAGTCACCGCTTAGAGCTGCACCAGCCATAGTAGCAATAGGACGCTCAAGCATCAGCACGGTGTTACCAGCCAAGGCTTTCATAGGAGTGCTCACACTCGTCAACACAGAATTGTAAATGTTACTCCACAAACCTTGGACAATCAGGTTAGGCAGTTCTGGGTTGTTGTCCCTAAATGCCTTCTGCATAGCAGGCAAGGATTGCTCAACAAAGAAGTTAAGCTTTGCCATGGTATCAATGTTGCCGTCGGTAAACTCATAAGCCATCATCAACGGCTTGAGCATATCAGGACGGGTTTCGTTGATCTCACGTAGGCTTTCAGTTACGCGCTTAGCACGTTGGACATAGCTACCAAGGACTTGATCGGATCCACTAAAAGGATCACCCATAGCAGCAAGTTTCTCAATCGACTCACCACTTAGACGCTTCCAAGTGTTCATAAAATTAAGAGTCTGACCACCGATGTGGGAAGCAAGACCCTTCTCTACAAACAAGAATTCAAGTCTATCAAGGATTTCAGCCTGTGCTGTTTTAAAGATTTGATCGTCGTCCATCAGACGCGCACCCTCAGCAAGGTCAGAAACCTGACCAGCCAAAGAAGTAGAAAGATAGGCTTGAGCCTTCATCAAATCCATGTTGAGGTAATCATCCATGTAAGTCTTGATAGACTTCATGATTGCGTTGTAACCAACGTCACCAACAACAGCTACATCTTTATCCAGTTTCTTAACAGTACCTTTGAACTCGTCAATAACTTTAGCCATCAAGCCCACTTCCATGCGTGGGTTAGTCAGGATCTCAGACAAACGAGTACCAGCTTTGTCTACCTTTGCAAACGGCACAGCAGTACCGTCAGGCAGCCTAGCGCCTAGTTTACCAACGTTCTGTACTTGGTCACGGATAGCTTTGACCAAACTACGCTTAGTCAGGTTATCACCGTCCAGACCATACTTCAAAGCAGCAGGGCTGACCATGTTAGGCAGCCTACCTCTGGTAGTACCAAGGTTCTCAAAAATACGAACGGTATCGATTGCGGCGTCAGCAACGCCTGCACCGTCAATAGCACGGGTACCCCCGATTTCGTCGTTACTGTAAACATCATCGATGCCTACAATATTCTCATCAAGGTTAACACGTTCGTCAATGTTTAGACGGTACTTACCGTACTCATCCAGCAATTCCTCTTCGGTACGCAAGGTTTCAGTAACGCTGTCCTCAACACCAAGCTTAGCTTTAGCTTCTTCAAAGTTCTTGACAAAAGCTGCTGCGGTTTGATCTTCAGGTACACGCTGCAAAAACTTACCAGTACCAGTTACTGCCTTAAGGAACTTAACAAACCCTTCAACACTACCCATCACAATGCCAAGGCGAGCACCTTCGGCAACGTTTTTCTTGTGGATAACATCAGGACCATCGGTATCTGTGGTAGCCCAATCATCAGGAATCCAATCAGTCCACCAACCAGGCAGGTTGTCCTTAAGAGTCCTAGCTAGGTTGTCGTCGCTTTCGTTGTACTTGTTAGTATAGTCAACGTAAGCACCTGCACCCAGGTCCATCGATGCTTCACCTAAAAACTTAACGTAACGGTTGTTACCAAAAGCTTTCATAGGAGCAGGCATACGGGCGTTAACAGCCGTCATACCTTTAACACCAACTTTCTTCAGTGCAACAGCAGGGATCACAAAGGAACCAATCTGACGCAGTGCTTGTACAGCATCGTTTTTAAACGGAGCCCGCTTCTTCATGTTGATGAAGGGGAGCTTGTTCAGCTCGTCGATCACATAATCGTTAAGACCAGTGCCAGGTGCTGCTAAGGCGTCGAACACTGTACCAAGAAAGCTTTGCTGCTTGTTAGTGTCCTGTGGTTCGGTAGGCTTAGTTTCTTTAGGCTTCTCCTCAACAGGAGCAGCTTCGGCTGCAGGAGCCTCTGGCTGTTGTGTTTGAGGAGTAGCACCTTCTAAATATTCTTTGCGTTCATTAAGGCGTCGTTCTTCGTCTTCACGTTTTTCGACATCTTCACGCATCGCCTTTTCAACTTCGAACTTAGGTTCTGTGTCTTCAGGACGATTTGCTTTTTGTAAAGGATCATAATACATTAGCTATTCCTCCCCATCATTTGTTGACGAGCGGACAGCAGCGCAGCACGTGCTCGTGCGCGGGTAACCTTAGCACGGTTAACGCCGTCGCTGTGGTAGTAGCTACGTCCATTACGATATTCAATGGAAGCAAACTCCATGGCTAGTTCGTCAATAGCCCTTTCGACATCATTACTCTTGCCTTGTAGGTACTTAGCAAGATTCTGTCTACCAGGCTTGCTCATAATAGTTGCAATAAACATCTTCTCCTGGTTTTCAGGAGTAAACTTAGCGTCAGCTGGGAGACCAGCGCGATCTGCTGCAACCTCAGGATACAAGAACTGGTAAGCGCCTACAGCTGCTGACTTACGTCCATCACGAAGCTTAGACTTTTGGAAGTCCACAAGTTCCGTGCGGATAGTCATGTTAGTCAGTTCAGGGTAGTTCTCAGACGGGAACATCGAAGTGTAAGTACCTTCACCCGATCGTACCAGTTCACCCAAACCCTTCATGCCAGGAGAGATGGAACCGCGTACACTTTCGAACGCAGCTCGTGCTGTAGCAACAGTACCACGGAAGTGAGAGTTAGGATTAAACCCTTGCTGCATCAGCAGTTTGTCTACCAAACCTTGAACGCTAGGGCTAGACTCCCGGTATCGTTGAACGATAGCCGCTGAGCCTTCAACAGGTTGACCGATACCTTCGGAACCCAAGAACAATAATTGCATAGGTGTAACTTTTTGTGCGCCGTATTTATCGTTAAGATAATTGGCAATGGTAACGTAACGCTCAGGCAGCGAAGCCGTGCGGTTCCACTGTTCTTGAGCTGCTAGAATATCTTCTCTACCGCCAAGCAGTGAGGGGTCAGCTTTAAATGCCTCCAGACCATTTTGAGTCATGTAAGCATTGTTAACCTTTTGAAGCACAGCATTGGTAGCCCGCTGAGCTTTCATCGACTCACCAACATTACGGAAGTTACTAAAGTCTCCAGCAGAGTTACGGTAGTAACGGTTGGTCTTATCATCAAGACCGCTGCTAAACTGAGAAGTCACAGCAACATATGCGTTATGTGCATGTTGTGCTTTGGTGTAACGGTTGTCTGTATCTAATGATACGTTCTCAACATACTTCTCCTCAAACTGTTTCTGCAGTTCTGCTACAATAAGGATAGCATCACCTTTGTTTTCTTCCGTCCCACCGTCGATAGCCTTGAGGACGTATCCATCAATAGCTTTGTAGTGGTCCTTCAGTTTTCCTTCAGATCGGTTTGCAGTTTGAGTTGCAGCATCTTTGCCAAACTCTGCTTTGAGGATTGGGTTAGAAAGACGCGGATCTTCACTGTCCAGCAGCTGTAGTTCTTTCAGCAAACGCAGATCTTTACGGTGTTCTTCTAATGCAGCACCAGTAAACGTTTGAGATTCTCTAAACTGTTCAAGTACAGTAACATCAACAGCAACGCCAAGTTGTCGCCCTTTTTCTTGAAGGTCACCAATGAGCTTATCAACGTTAGCAACATTAGGTGCAAGCTCACCACTACGCAGCTTATTGTAAACCATCGAAACGGTTTCTTTAAAATAATTAGAATTACTTTCCCGGATAGACTTATCTTGAGTGTTACGTTCTTCGCGTTGGGTTTCCTTCAGCTCACGCAAGTCTTGCGGAAACCGCGCTGCATATGTCTGACCATCAGGAGTGCCGTCCAGTGTGTTAGCAAGTAGGGCGTCAACATCGATGTAGTTACCACGACCGGCTTCCTCTTTAATAAGCTGCTTCAGGTACTTTTTCATACCGCCTCTAGTGCGGTAATTACCATCAGCATCCTTAAGACCAAGAGCAGTGTTAATCCACCGGAACACAGAACCAGGATCAGTCTTGTAGGATTCTAGTAGGTTGATGTCGTTGATCTGCATCTTAGATTCAGAATCACCGATTTCAATTTCATCAACACGGGACTTGTAAACTTGAGCAGCAGCAAGGTCAATAGCGTCTTGTGCGTACTTATTACGCATACCCTCTTTAACTTTGAGAAGGCCACTAGAAACAAGATACTGCTTTTCTAGTTCTGCGATGGCTGCGTTAACCTGTGCTTTACGGACATGAATAGGCAGAGTAGTGTCAGTACCTGCTTCACTAATTTTAAAAGCTACACCGTCAATAAACAGTTGAGTTTGGTTAGAGCGTAGCTGTTCCAGGAAATAGTTACCACTGTTCTGTCCAGCCATCTTAGTGGCTTGGACATAGGCACCATACAGTTTTTTACCACTAAGGTCACCTAGACCTTGGATAACATCATAATCAGCACCAGAGGCAGCGGCTGCAGCAGAAGCAGCAGAGGCTTGGTTGTCAACAGCGTTGATCTGTGCCTCACCTTGCTCTTGTTCTAGGACAGAACGTTGACGCCGAGCAAAGTTACGTTTAGCAATCATGGCACCTTCTGCCACGTCACTTTCATCTTTCTTTACTTTTGCTTCAACAGCTTCACCAAGCAGGGTCTGTGAAAAATCAATCAGCCTTGCTCTTGTGTTTTCACGCTCTGTACGCTCTGCTTCACGTGCCAAGAAATTCATCTCAGCACCTTGCTGCAGGTTACCAAAGCTACGTGTAATCGTATTCAGTTTCTCGCTTAGGAGAGGGTTAGGATCAGGGACTTCTAGTGGCTTGTACTCTTGAGTCTTCGCATATCCCTGAAACCTAACCTCATCGATTCTAGGTTGAGCCATTTAGTTTAATTAAGAAGTTTGTGCGTCAAAATCACCGCCAGCAGCACTATACATTTTGATACCAGACATAATACCTTGACCAATAGTTAGAGCTGTGTTAAGTCCGCTCATCTGTGGTGCAGGCGGGACGTATTCTTGTTGAGCCATCTCTGGGATTGGACCTTCAAGAATGCTACCGTATGCAGACATATCAGCTGCCATGTTTTGACCAGCAATCCGAGCCATGTTTCGACCGCCTTGACGGTAAGCACTGGCAAGGTTTTCAGCCATAACAGCTTGGCCGCGACCGTAGTCACCGAGAACTTGGATAGCAGCAGCACGTTCGGCGCTTCTACCTTGTTGCTCTCCAGCAGCAGACACACCTGCAACATCTAATAGTTGTCTGGTTTGTGATTCTTTCTGGAATGCAAACTCCATTAACTGTTCATTGAACCGAGCTTGCTCTTGTTGATAGGCAGTGTTAGCTGCTGTAAAATTGTTCTTGTACTGCTCTTTGACTCTACCCAGCTGACGTTTGTAAGCACGTAACCGTACTTGATTCATCAGTTGTGTTTGCCGTCTAGCTAGTAGGTTGCTGTAAACTGAGCCTGCCGAAGAAGGACCATCTTTACTAAACCCACCAGCAATAGACAGTCCCATCTGGGCGACGCCTAAGATTGCTTCGATTGCCATAGTCTTACACTTTCAACTGTGTACTTGTCTGTTAATAGATGTGGGTAAACTCTCAAAGCTTTAAAGCCAAAAGCCTTAGACATCTTTAGAGCTTGAGTATATTGAATATTTATATGATTCCATAGATAAGGTTTTTGCTGCTCATCTAACCAGCGTCTTGCCCACTTGATAAAAGATACGGGGTGTTTTTCCATACCTTTACACATGTGCATCCAGAAACAGTCAGTGTCAAACCCTACGATTGCCATAGGTGTTCCATCTTTATGAGTAATGTAATGAGCCTCACCAACAGAAATTTCCTCGGCAAGGCTCAGTACAGGGTTTAACTTATAATTATGAAAATCGTCTAAACTGTTTTCGATAAGATTATCTAATATAATAGGTATATCGTCAAGCGTCGCAGGTCTAACTACATAGGTGGAATCAGTCATTAAGATCGAGAATAGAATCTAACGTTATAGTTACCTTCCCATGACAAGCTATTCAAACTCACAGGGAAAGCGGTATCACCTTTAATAGTGATCTTAGTGTTCGTATTACGCTGGAAGATAGGAACAACATGCTCAGCTTGTGCCGACAAGTTGACGTTTCCAAGGTTGTAACTGTAAGGCAATGTAACATTAACTACATTTTGCCAAGAGTCCTTACCTGTAATATCGACCTCATAAGTCACTGGACCGCTTAAACCTGTCTCTACCTTCATACGGTGAATGATAAGATCAGCAGTAGCATCAGTTAGATGCTGGCTGTTCTCAGTCTTACCGAAGTAGAACTTAGGTAGTTGCAGAGTCATATCATACAAGTAACCAAAGATCAGGTTACGTCCACGATAATCACCGTCAACTTCAGCATAGTGATCACTACCAGATGTACCCATGGTCACCCTAGTACCAGTCAGTACAGCACCAATAGAATCAGCAGCAGCAACAGTAGTACCAATATAACCTCCAAGAATAACAACACACGGACTCTTACCTGTGATGTGATCATAAGGCAAGATGATCCTAGTTTTACCTGTGCTGCTATCGTAGGTACGCTCTGGGTTGATAGAGAACATGTCCATACACACATCTGTCTTCTCACCAGTGCTGAGGGTCAGAAACCCTTGCTCACTAGCCTGAGTCAAATCATATGATTGGACAAATACATTAGTACCATCTTCACATACTGCATAGAACGTAGTTTCATCGAAGAACTGTTCTAGCAGATCACCAGTCAGCTTCCACTTATACCAAGTGTTAGCCAACCGTTTTTCGCCACTTTGATAGTACCTAAATTGGTACAAGGTGTCACTACCTTGCTGACCAAATGACAGCATCGATAGAGCAGGTGATGCGATAAATGTATCTATGTTTGAAGGTATAAGTTCAGAAACGTTGTCAGTCAGCTCTGAGGGGGCTGCAGGGGCTTCTTTACGGATGTTGCCTAGCTCGTATACCCGCGTCCACAGAAGCGTCTTAGAGACGAAGCCAAGGGTCGTACCGAGCGATACAGCAGCAATGTCCTTATCACATTCAAAGTTAGACAGTGTGTTAACTTTAGCAGTAGTCGGACTCAAGATGTCAGCATCAGTAGACAGCAGGAACTGCTCGTTCTGACTAAACAGAACAAGACCGACGCTAACCGTCTGCACGTAAGATAGATTAACTGGCTGCTGTGAAGTTGCACTTAGATCGATAGGATCATCAGCAGCAACAAGTTGAGCAGAACCAGCGAAGAAATTAAAATAGTCACCAGCTTTACTAAGGATTACATTTTCATTTGAAAGGAACCCTAACCGGTTACGATAGAAAAACAGGTTGTTAATTTTTTGGCCGATAAAACTGGGTTCCGGGTTGGTAGTATCATCACCCACTAAACGGTCTGTCCAGTCTACAGCTTCATATTTAAACGAACCATCTGTTTGACGAACAAGCTGGTGAGGCATGGTCAGCTCATCAAGCTCAAACTTCAATCCAGGGGCTACGGTTTCTTCCCACACACCAGGGCCAACAGAGGCTGAATTCTGTGTTTCGAATTTAACCCACATGTCATCAGCATCAATGATGTCACTATTGTAAACCTTGACGACATAGTTATTAGCACATTGGTTTGGAAGCCTACCAGTTGTATTGATAGCATCTTGGAACACATACAAACCTTCCTCCACTGCAGAACCGGAGGTGCTGATAGTAAAAGCACTTGTGCCAGTAATGTGGATACCAGGACCAACTTGGGTAGCAGTGATACCACTAATAGCATTGATCGATGTGGTCAGTGCTGCAGCAATCGTACCTGCGTCAGTTGTACCTCCACTGGTGTCAGTCGGGGTTGTATGGGTATAATCTGTACCATTAATCTTGACACGATAAGCAGCGTTATAAGCAACCACAGAGATAACAACGAAAGCCTGATTAGGCAGCGCCGTAGCTGTAGTAGTCTTCATAGCCGTCGTCTTAGCTTTGTTCAAGACGAAGGTATAGTCGTTGATAGTCAAAAACTCAATGTCATCAGCTGTAGCACCGTTAAGGTACTCAGTCGATGGAATGGAAGAAATGTCACAAGCAGTTACTTCTGCATCGTATGCAGTTTCAGCAGTTGCTTCTGCAGACTGAGCGTTGTCGTAGTCAGTTTGCGCGGTAGTTAGGTTAGTCGTAGCAGTGGTCAGTTGTGCAGCGGTGTGAGTGGCTGCAGCTGTAAACCTAATCTCGTAGATCTTTAGACCTTTTTGTTTAAGGATGGGGTACTCATCAGTACGCTCATCACCCAACGTATAGCCGCTGGCAAAAGTGGTGTTGGTGTACTGACCGATAACTGTACCATTATTGGTAACGATGTATTTAGAACCATCGTAGACCACACCGGACTTTACCGTTTGATTGTAGTCAGTATCGTAGGTTGTGGTTACTTCAAACAGTGAACTTTGTACACCAGTCTGACCGTCATCAGTTTCAGCAAAGGTAGCGCCGAACTCATTTAGATCTTCTAGCTCATCAGCAGTGGTGTCAATAGCACTACGGTAAGCGGTTAGATCAGTTTGTAAATTAGTATAGTTACAACCACTAGGCACACCCTTTGTACCAGGCGTACCCATCTCTACCTTACGTGGTTGACCGTCAATCAGGCTCCAGATACGAAAAATATTGTCATCGTACTGGGCGACATATTTCTCATTCGCATCCCGCAGGATTGAAAACCATCTGCCGGAAGTCGAAGCATCTTTTAGATTAGCTACAAACTTACCGCCAGGACGCTTCAGCATTCCCAAAGCGTAGTCAGGAAAGACGTTCTGAGCGTCCACCACCTGACCAGGAAATTTCAAGTTGTCGGGTTGTTGAGAAATGCCAAGCAGAAGGGTTGGTATCCTTTGGGTCAGTGTACTCATCTCATCAGCGCATGGAACGGTTGATAATTATTGTAATAGTTTTCTCCGTCACGCCAACCAAAGATACTATAATCAGCTTGATTACAGTCGTACTCTAGAGCAGCAGCGCGGGTTTGCAGTTCTTGTTCTTGTAGAAGTTGGAACAGAGTAGTATCACCAACCATCTTGTTAGCTGCAAGCCGTGCAGCCCTGGCGGTGATGTACAGTTGAATAGCAGGAGGAACGTCCTCAAACTCAAACAACCAAGTTACATCGGCTTCAATAACATTGTCCCACTCATAGGTGTGCTTCAGTCTATCGTAGAACTTACCGTCCCGACGCACCGGATCAAAGTCATCGCGGTGCTTGAACTTGCTAGTATCTAATTGAAGAACGTTAGTGGGATATGCAATATGTTTGGTCGTTGAATCCGGGGTGAATTCGTAGCCACGCTCAACGTTATAGTTCCAACCTTCAGCTTGAACTTGTTTATTAACTTCACGCAGGGTAGTAAGAACGATAGCTACTTCAGGATTTTGTAGGTCGAGTGTGGTGACAGGAGCCTGTCCCACAGAGCTTAATATTTGATTAACAGCATCCAGTTCTGTGGACGCAGCATAAGTGGCAGGCATAGTTCAAAGTAAAAAAAAGGGGAGCCGAAGCTCCCCCGTTGAACAAATATAAATGGATCAGAAAGCGGCAGGCTTGGTAGCGGTGCCAGCAAACAGTTCCACGCAAGCAGCAGGGTTCAGGTAGTCAGCGCCCATGGCGAGACGACCCAGGATAACGTCGCCCTGGTAAACCACGGACACGTCACCGGAGGTAACTTGAACCTGAGGACCGATAGCCTCAACACAGCCAGCACCTTCGCGTTGGAAGATAAGACCGCAGCTGTTAGCGAATTCGGTTTCTTCACCGTACTCGTTGTTGATACCGGTGACATCAGCAGCAGCATCTTCAACAGCCTCAGACACAAACGAACCGGTGTTACCAGGATCGGTGATACCGGGGTTAGTGGCAGAGCCAGTACCATACTTGGTACCGTACTGGGAGAAGAACGGAATGTTCATGGACTTGAAGATCTTGATACCGGCGATCTCAACGATGCCGTTACCACGCTGGCGAGCAGTACCTTGCTCGTCGCGGTTGATCAGACCATTCTCACCAACCTGTTGGATCAGTGCATAGTACTGACGGGGGTTCAGAACGCCCACACGGCCTTCCTGGCTGACACCCTTTTCGTCAAGAGCAGCAGCTGCATCATAGAAAGCAGTGACCAGATTGTTAGCGTTGTAAGCGTCAGAGGCGTTAGTGGTAGCACCAACACGAATCTGAGTACCACCAGGCTCAACGAAGTTAGTCTTGGTGATGGGGGATGCAGCACGTGCACCACGGGTCAGAGCACGGAAGATCAGACGATCGTACTTCTGAGCCAGAGCATAACCGATCTTACGGGAGATCTCGCTACGCAGGTCGTAATGGCTGAGGACTTCATCCAATTCGTACACGAAAGCCGAGCTGATCAGGAGGTCATCACAGGTGATGGTCTTCTCAGCCACCGGGGGCGCACCATCGGTGTTACCGAGGATAGCGTTACCGGGAGTATGGAACTCAGCTTTGGTGTGTCCAGTGTAGATGAACTGTAGACTTTTACCATTGGTAAGGGTGCGCTTCATCACAAGATCGCGGGCGATCGCATTGTGCTGGAAGCCTTTGAACATCTCGCCGCTAAAAAGCTTGAGATACAGAGCGCGGGCGTCACCCGTGCTATTAGATTGACCAGGACGAGTCAGACTCGTGGTCAAAGTAGAAGATTGTTGTGCCATTTTTAAGGAGTAAAGTTAATAGACTTGCTCCCAAACGTTTGGAAAAATTTTTTCAGTTTTTATTGTGGTCTATCCCACCGTCTAGACGGCGAAGGGTGTCCTCGTAAGGGCCTACGCCAAGAGGAGCCAGGTCCGACTCTGAGGTGCCTGACTCCCGCTAATTACAGAAGGTCTTTAAGACACTTCTTCTGCTTGCGACACTGTGGTTTTTTATCACCACACTGTCCGCACCGCTTGAACACAGTAGGATTTTCCTTGCTGGGGTCCAGGCGGGTAACGTTAGCTTTTACTTTTCTAGATTGTTGAGGCATTAACGTTGAATGGTTTTGGTGTAAGACACGCCGCGATACTTGTAGGTGACTTGAGTAGCCATGATAATCTCCAAGTACCT